AAAGAGCAGGAAGCCTGGGCTTCGTTGCCGGCGTGTTGGCTGGCATGGGAGAAATATAGGCAATCCCATATTAGGTGTCAATGGGAATTCCCATAATTTTTATTATGGGCGAAAAAAAGCCCGATCAACGTCGGGCTTTATGGGCTGTTTGGTGAGTTTATGTGGCCGTATTCTCAGTTAGATCTGAGCCGCAATGCTTGCATTTAATGGCTTCAATCTTTACTGCCTCGGCGCAGAACGGGCATTTCTTATGCTCATTTGAAACACCTTTCGTCTCAGCTACGCGCTTATCATTAGGCATAAGGCATGCAGCCAGTAGCGTAAGGACAGCCCCTGCAAATCCAGCAGACGCAGCTGCAATCCCATTGCCGCCGCTTGCAACGGCAACAAGCATAGTCATAGCGCCGCCAAGCAGAATGCAGCATAGGAAATAGGCGAAGCCCCAATTTCCGCGCTTGCTAGCGATTATCCATGACAAGACTGCGAAAACCAGGAAGAAGAGAAAACCAAATACAGGTTCCATAAGAACTCCGTTTCAAGTGGGGTAGATAAGATATCGGCGGTGCTGCGCTGATATTTAGCCCAATAAGGTGCGAGGCCATTTTGCATCGACAACCTTACCCACCAGCTCCCAGGTGTCATCCATCTCTACGGTCGGGAATGCACTATTGAGGGGCTTAAGGAAAGCCTTACCAGAGTCCCAGATGTACTGCTTAAAAGTAGCCTCATTGGTGGCAATCATCTTTGCCACAACGAAAGAGCCATTTTCTGGCTCAATACCAGGTGCTACTAAGATAAGCATGCCCTCCATGAATGACACTCCGGCCGGAGAAGTCATGGATGGACCTTTTACCTTGAGCCAATAGCCATGCGGCCCCGCCCAAGCATCTGAAGTATGTTTCTCGCACTCTGAAAGATTCAAAACCTGCACAGCCTCCCTGGCCATCCCAGCCTGAACCCAGCTTATCTCAGGATAATCAAAGGATCGGGTTGGCTGCGGTGCCAGCTCCACGTTGACATCAAAACTGCCGTTACCTTCACTGACGGCTGTATCTTTATACAGTTCCGCAGTATCAGAACGCAATGCGTTTGGTGACAACATGTGTCCACGGCCTTGAGCGAGCCAAATAGGGTCTACACCGCAGACCTTTGCGATTTGGGCTGTAAAGGCAGTAGCTTTTGATTTACCCCTTTCGAGGTCGGAAACAGAGGTTTGTGTTAGTCCAGCACGTTTCGCGAGCTCACCTTGAGTGAGACCGGCATGCTTTCTAGCGGCTTTGAGGCGGTCTTTGTATTCCATCTGAAAATTATCAAGGGAACACCCATATTCTTGCAAATCGGTATTCCCATACTTTAATATATGGGAATTCCCGTATGGAGGGTCGGTATGAACACTATCTACAAGGACCTTGTTGCCTTCTTCGGCACACAAGAGATCACCGCAGAAAGACTTCGCGTTGATCAAAGCACCGTTTCGGGCTGGGTTAGAGGAAAGCACGGAATGTCACCAGTCACTGCCAAGCGAGCAGAAGCTTTAACGCTCGGCGAATTCAAGAAGGAGGATCTTTGCCCCACGTTCCCATGGGCAGAGATGGCCGCTTAATCATGTCAACAACTCAATTAAGCCCGGACCAGCTTCAAAGGTCACGCAAGAACTACAGCGCCATCATGCAGCGCCTTACATCGGTAGGTAATGCGCCGGTGGCAATGGCAGTAGGTGTGGACGAAGCAACAATCAGCCGCATGAAGCCTGAGCAGTTCGAGAGGTTCGCTCAGATCCTTGCATTCCTAGACCTGAAGATCGTTCCGACAGAGATGCGCTCGTTCAACGAGAACGACATTGAGGCGCTGTTCCACCTTGCAAGGCGTTGGATGGAGCACACGCAGAACATCGATCAACTAGGCGAGGAGTGATCGAGATGGGAAAGGCAAATTGCGCGCAAGAAAAAGCCGGTGGCTAGACCGGCTTAATCAATAACACGTCAACTTGAGAGGAAAGTATGCCAACGAAGCCCCTGAAGTGCAATTCCTACCTGATGCTGTTGGAAGAAGACGAGATCGTAGTCTCACAAACATCCGGCACCACACTATCAACCGTCCGTATCACTCGCGACCAGCTCGAAATCTTCTGTGCTCATATGCGCATCGTTGAAAGCGAAGGCCGCCCAATCGTTAAAGAGGAGGCCCGCTGATGGCTAATCAATGGTTCCGTATGTATTCGGAGTTTGCTACAGACCCCAAGGTCCAAATGCTTTCCGAGTCAGATCAGCGGCGCTTCATTATGTTGTTGTGTCTCCGTTGCAGTAACGGCGATGTAACGTTACATGATGAAGAAGTAGCGTTTCAGTTACGTATCAGTAACGAAGAATGGAACAAAACTAAGCGGATTTTGATTGATCGAGGACTAATTGATGAAGATGCAAAGCCGTGTGCTTGGGACAAGCGTCAATATGTCTCTGATTCAAGCACGGCGCGGGTTGCAGCCCACCGAGCCAGCAAGAAGAAGGCTAGGAAACAGGCATGTAACGTTTCAGTAACGCCACCAGATACAGATACAGATACAGATACAGATACAGAACAAGAACCCCCCTTACCCCCCGAGGGGGAGAAGCCGACCAAGCCGGCTTCGGGTTTTGATCCGATTCAAGCTTGTCCGGCAAACGTATCCCCTGCTGTGTGGGCCAAATGGGTTCAGTGTCGGAAGGAACAGGGCAAGCCCCTCAAGAAAACCACTTGTGAGGCACAAGCCAAGCTTCTGGAAGATCACCCAGACCCCGACGCAGTCGTGCAGGCATCGATCAACGCTGGCTGGCAGGGACTATTTCCTCAGGGCTTAGCTAACGTTCACCCCATCTCAGACGCCAGCCGTCCCCGGATCGTGAAGGGAACCCGCGATACCAAGCCACCGAAGACCCGCCCGGGTGATTTCCACCACTGGAACATGGCTGAAAACCGCTGGGAACTCATGAACGAAGAGTGGAATGAACCGAACTCCGGTAAGTCCTGGGAATACCTGCGCCGGATAGGGGAAGCGTAATGACTCCGTCAGAAGTATCAAGCCGTCTGGCTGACCGTGTGCACGATGTCGTCAGGCATCTGCTACCCAACGGCAAGCGTGAAGGGCATGAGTGGCGTGTAGGAAGTGTAAGCGGCGAGAAAGGCTCAAGCATGGGCGTGCACCTGACCGGCGACAAGGCTGGTATCTGGTGTGATTTTGCCAGCGGTGAGACAGGCGATCTGTTGGACCTGTGGTGCGCAGTGAATCGCTGTGAAATGGGCAAGGCCCTGTCTGAAGCCAAGGAATACCTAGGTGTTCGTGAGCCAGTGCTCAAGCGCCCAAGCGAGAAGACTTTCACCCGTCCAGATCGACCCAAGTGTGTAGCGCCAAAGGTTGATTCACCGGTGATGGAATACCTCAAGGGACGAGGCCTGACAGAGGCAACGATCAAGGCGTTCAAGGTGGCTGAGCAAGGTCGGCTGATGGTTTTCCCGTACCTGCGCAATGACTCGCTGGTTCACTGGAAAACCATCGGTATTGATCGTGATGCCAACGGCAAGAAAACCGGAATTAAAACATCTCCTGGTACTGAGCCTTGCTTGTTCGGCTGGCACACCATCCCAAGTACGGCGCGTGAAGTCACCATCGTCGAAGGCGAGATCGACGCCATGACCGCGTGGCAGTACGGCAAGCCTGCACTGTCAGTCCCGTTCGGTGGTGGCGGTGGTAACAAGCAAGCCTGGATAGAGTACGAGTTCGACAACCTCCAGCGTTTTGACACGATCTGGCTTGCTCTGGATCAGGACGAAGAGGGGCGTAAGGCTACTGAGGAACTGGTCAAGCGACTAGGACGTGAGCGTTGCCGACTGGTCGAGCTACCAGCGAAAGATTTCAACGAATGCCTTGATGCATTGTTTCTCGATGCTGAAGACATTGCTGAGTGCTACGAGAAAGCCAAGAGTCTCGACCCTGAAAAGCTGGTCGGGGTCATGGAGTTTCGTGACCAAATCATTGACGAGTTCTTCGATAAGAACCCAACGATGACCGGCATGGCTACTCCTTGGGAGAAGCAGCGCGACCTTATCCGGTTCCGCGAGAGTGAGCTGACTGTCTGGACTGGCTGGTCTGGTCATGGCAAGTCACAACTCCTGAACTACATCGCCTTTCATGGCATGCGAAACGGCGCCAAGTTTTGTATTGCCTCGATGGAGATGCCAGCCAAGCGCACCATGCAGCGGATGGTACGGCAGGCCGCGGGCTTGGCTCATCCAAGCCGCGGCTATATCGATGCCATTCTTCAAAGCCTATCCGGCAAGCTGTGGATTTTCGATCAGATGGGGTCAGCCAAGACCTCAGAAATGATCGAGACCTTCAAGTACGCCGCGCGCCGCTATGGCGTGAATCATTTCATCGTGGACAGCCTTGCCAAATTGGGTATGGCCGAAGACGACTACAACGGGCAAAAGCAGGCAATGGAAGCCCTTGTCGGCTTCGCGCATGAGATGGGCGTCCACGTCCACTTGGTTGCACACCCGCGCAAGGCCGACGACGAAAGCAAGATCCCTGGAAAGCTCGACGTGCGAGGCGGCGCAATCCTGACCGACCTGGCCGACAACGTCATTACGGTATGGCGGAACAAGGCCAAGGAAACCTGTCGGAAGGCAGGCGGTACCGATTATGACAGCTATGCAGACGTGAAGATGATCGTCAGCAAACAGCGCCTCACCGGTGAGGAAGACGAGATCAATCTGTGGTTTGACGTGGCTTCGGCTCAATACCTCGACCGAGACGGCCATAAGCCTCGGCAATGGGTGAATTACACCGGCATCCGCGGCGATAAGACTGAAGGAGACGCAGCATGAGCAACGTAATCCCTTTTGAGTACCAGGGCGTGCCAGTCCAGTTCAATCTGGATGGCTGGATCAATGCGACAAAAGTGGCCAAAGACAGTGGCCTGCGTATTGATAACTGGCTGCGCAACCAAGAGACCGAAAAATACATTGAGGCCCTGAGCCGTCATTTAAATACCTCGAATCCGAGGGATTTAGTTCTGACCATTAAAGGCCGCAATGGCGGTACTTGGCTGCATCCCAAATTGGCGGTTGCCTTCGCCCGTTGGGTATCTGCTGACTTCGCCGTCTGGTGCGATATGCGCATTGACGGTCTCCTGCATGGGAACCTGACCCTTCGCCAGCGCTTCGACCAAGCCTGCCGAAAGCTAGATGACGCCCGCGACCTAGCCAGCATGAATGGCCGTGAGCTTGCCCGCTGGAGAAACCGAAAGCCAGCTCTTGAGCATGAGGTTGATCACTGGCGTACCCAGCTTCAACTGGCCCTTAGCTTTGAGGGAGACGCAGCATGAGCAATCAAAAACTATGGGCAGTGCACATGCAGGGCCCAGACGAAATCATGGCTATGGCTAGTCACGAAGATGCAGAGCAGTTCTGCGCCTATTTCGAAGACTTTGCCGCTAAGCATCCACACCTACCGAAGGTTGACTGCCTGATCATCGAATGGCCTTCCTCTACTGAAGAACATGCTGAGGATCTTCTGGCCCAGGGAGAGGGGGAGCGCTCATGAGCACCAT